GCTGCCGTAGCGCCCGTTGCCCTCGAATTCGCCGTCGAGCTGCTGCCGCACCTGTCCCGCCGCGTGGTTGTACGTCGCATCGAGGTAGGGATTGGTCGCGCCGCCGGCCGCCATGTTGCCGAGGAGGCCGTAAGCCGGGTTCGAGCCGACATACGATCCGTTCGCGAAGTTGCTGGCCGCGTTACCGGCGCTGTTCAGCCAGCCGGTATTGATCGGCGCTTGGCTCTGAAGGCCCGAAATCCCCTGCTGCGTCGCCCCGGATAGGTTCGGCAGCCCGTATTTCAGGTACTCGCTGTTGAGGTAGTTCTGCGCCGCCGAGTTGCCGCCGTTGAGGTACGTGCTGTTGAACGGAGTGCTCGACGATGTGGTGTTGCCGCCGCTCCCGCCCCCCGAAAGCATGCTTCCGGCGGCCGAGCCGACCGCCGCCGCCGCAACGCCCGCTGCTATGCCCATCGCCTCAGCTCCTCACCACGCGGTCAAAACAGGTCTCGAATGCCCGGTAGCCGAGCCGCTCGAACACCGGCCCGAGGGTGCCGCGCTCCGCCTCGACGGCATGCTTGACGTGATAGACGATCCGCACGGACCCAGGCCGCGCCATGTCGGCAAGGCCCCTCTCCGCCTCGCGGATCAGCTTGATTCCCGCGCCGCGGACAGCAGGATCGACGAAGATGGCATCGTTCAGCGCGTGCAGCGTGCGCGAGTAATGAAGGTGCGGCAGCACGAGGAACGAGGCATAGCCGACGAGCCTGTCGCCCTGACGCGCCGAGATCAGTTTCAGGATGCCCTGCGCTTCGAGCGTCCGGTATTTCTCGTAGTCGACCGAGAGCGGCACGTCTTCCTTGTGCACGCCGACCTCGTGCCAGTGCTTCTCGACGATCGCGTGCAGACCATCATCGAGCAGCGCCGCCAACGGCTCCCAGGCGCAAACGACGCTCATTTCCGGCACATCTCGAAAATCAGGTGCAGCCGCATGTGCTGCCCCCAGTTGGCCGCGCTGTGCCGGACGTGGTTGTTGAACCACCAGAGCGAGCCGGCCGGGATGTGCATCGTCTCCGGCCCGGAGTACAGGAGGCAGCCGGGATTGGTGACGAGCGGCAGGTGAAACCGCATCGTGCGGCTGTGATAGGGGCCGTCGTCGAGATGCCAGAAGATCGTCGAGCCCGGATCGAGGCGCGACACCATCGCCCGTCCCATCTCTCCCGACAGGAATTGACCGCCGAGCGGATGCGCCATGATCGCGCCGGCTGCACGATCAAGCAGCCGCTGCATGGACTCCCACTCCGCCAGCGCCGGGAGATCGTCGACGGACAGGTTTTCGAGCCAGTTCTCGGAGGTGATGCCGTCGTGCGCGCGCAGCAGCAGCGACGCACCGCGGCCGATCAGGTCATTGTTGACCTCGCCGCGCTCCGGGACGCCCTTCCAGGTGTGCGGGGAGAGCTTGTGCAGCTTGGCGACGACGTCGAACGTGTCGAAATGGCCGAGCGGAAGAAAGTTATTCAGCATTCCAGGGTGATGCGCCGCCCTGGTTAACGAACCCTCAATCCCTCAGCCGAGGATGGCGAACCGGAAGTTCTGGTCGACCGCCGCCGAGCTGGCATGGTTCACCGTGATCTGGCCCTTCATCGGGTTGGAGTACCAAATGGACCCCTGAGCCGCCTGCGCGCTCGCGCTGAGCGGCATCGCCATCAGGTGCGAGGTGGCCCCTATCCGTGGATCGGAGAGGGTCGTCGAGGTCTGTGAGGCGCGGAGCGTCGCGTCGACGGTGCAGTTGAATTTGCCGCCGTTGATCCGGTTGACCGCCCGCGCGAGATGCCGGCGGTGCTCCTTCTCGTCGGCGAACTGCTCCGGAACACCGTCGTAGCCCTTATTCTGCCCGCTGCTCATCAGCGCTTGTCCTTTACGAAGTGATCAGCCACGGACTCTGGATGCCAAGCGCGGGCAGCGTTCCCGCTGGCTGTCTTCGGGCACGCCTTGACGTCGTGGTCGCGTGCGCCGCAATAGGTGCAGCGGAGCCGGGCGCGGGCGGACGATCCACCCCAGCTATGCGGGCAGAGCGCGGCGGTATGCGTGCCGGCGCCGCAGAACGTGCAGTGCATCAGCGGACCCCCAGCGCCTTCACCGCGCCCGGCGGCACTTCGAGACCCGAGATGTGCGTGAACGAGGAGCCGGCCGGCAACGTGATCCTGGCGCGCAGGTAACGGCCGGCGACGCGCTGCGGGCAATAGCCGTAGGCATCGACCGCGACCGCGGCCGCCCAGGTCACGGCGTCCTCCTGGCGGTTGCGGTAGCCCACCGCGACGGACGGCGAGCCGCCGTCGACGATCGGCCGCACCGTCGTCACCATCGAAATCCGCCCGTCCGACGGCATCTCCTCGCTGGCGTCCACCGTCGGCGCGAGGCTGGGCCCGGTGAAGTAGTTCAGCTTGTGCGAGGCGTCGAACGCGCTCAACAGGATCCGGCCGCCGGTCCATACCCGGCTATCGAGGCTGTCCATGAGCGCGTCGATTCCGCCGGATCCCGCCACCGTGTCCAGCCCTTCGAGGCTGAAGCCCAGCGACAGCGAGCGGAACAGCATCTCGACGACGATCGCGCCCTGGTCCGTCGTGGTCCAGCGGCCGACCACCCAGTTTCGCGCAAGGATCCGGTCGCAGTTCCCCGGGTTCCCCGAGGCGGGATAGGCCCAGAACGTCAGCTTGTTGATCGGATCGACCGCTCCCGAGACGCGGTAGAACATCGTCTGGTCAATGTCGGAGAGGACCGTATTGTCGATCTTCTCGTAGCCGATCGGCGCCGAGTTCGATCCGTCGAACGAGTAGAACCCGTCCTCGCCGAGGTAATCGACGATCGAGCCGCGCTGCACGATCGAGCCCGGAGCGGGACAGCCCCGCGCCCCTTCCGCCGTCGCGAACGCGAAGATGGCCGGCGATCCGTAATAGACCATGCGCTTGATGCCGCGCTCCTGGAAGATCCCGCCGTCCGAGGTTCCCAATCCGCCGACGATGCCCTGGATCCAGCCGAAATCGCCTTCCTCAAAGTCCTGATAGTCGGACTGCACCGCGGCGGCGGCGCTGGTGCCCGGCGTCGGGAAGTTCGTCGGATCGTCGATCGCCGACCACCACACGCGCCTGGGCTTGGCGCCGGAGCTGCCGTCGAAGGTATTGGCGAAGACGACCCAGTCGCGCACCACCGCGACGTACCGGGCCCGGAGCGATGTCGTTCCCGACGCGATGAGGTCGCCGAACGCCGTGCTGCTGGAGAGATCGTAGACCTGCGGCGGGTCGGCGAAGTTGGTGGCGATCACCTTCGAGCCGTAGAGGCAGAACGACCAGCGCTCGTTCTTGCCGGTCGAATAGGTCGTCGCGGGCTTCGTGACGTCGACCCAGGTCGAGGAGCCGGCGGCGAGCATCCACAGCTTTCCGGCGGTGCCAGCGAAGTCGTAGACGTTCCCTGCGGCGTCCTGGCAGGAGAAAGCGCCCTGGCAGCGGGCGTCCAGAGCGCTGGAGATCGCCGAGAGCGAGGGGAACGGGCCGTAGCTGATCGACGTGCGCGGCAGGACGTTCTTGATGGTGTCGCTCCCCGGCGAGACGAGGTCTGGAAGATCCGGCGTCCACTCCACGACGTTCAAGGTGGGCATGTCAGGCAGCCTTGCTCCACGTGGTGTTCGGCGCCGACGCTCCTGCCGTCCACGAGGGCGACGCGGCCGCCGACTGTCCGGTCCATGCCCCGCCTGCCGGCGGGACGGCCGACCACAGCGGACCGCTTCCGGTCGCGACGGATGAGAAGCCGCCCATCGTATCTGCGGCGCTGCCGGTGACGATGGGCGATCCGGCGCCGCTCGACCCGAACAGCGCGATCGTGTCGGCGCCGCTGCCGCTCGTGCCGGAAATGACGTTGCCCGACCCCGCCGAGCCGAATGGACCGACCGTGTCGGAGCCGGATCCCGAGACCACGGGCGAACCGCTGCCGGCCGAGCCGAACGCAGCGACGGTGTCGGTGCCGCTCCCCGCATCGACCGGCGATCCGGATCCCGACGAGCCGAACGCACCGACCTGATCGGCGCCGCTCCCGGTGTCGACAGGCGAGCCCGCGCCGTTTGAGGAGAAGCCGCCCACCGTATCCGCGGCGGCGCCGCTGACGATCGGCGAGCCCGACGCGCTCGACGTGAACCCGCCGACCGTGTCCGCGGTGCTGCCGGCGACGATCGGCGAGCCGCTTCCGGCGCTGGTAAAGGCGCCGATCGTATCCGCGGCGCTGCCGGTGACCGCTGAACCGCTCGCCTGCGGCACATAGAGCGGCGCATACCGGATCGCGCTCATGCGCTACCCACCGCCGCCCCGGCCGCCGACATGCCGAACCCGGTGGCGTTCGCCTGTGTCGTCACGAGATAGGTTCGCCACGCAAGCCGGATGCCCGCCGGCAGGTCGCACGGCACCATGCCGATGTCGAGATAGGCCGGGCCGCCTGCGGCGAGGGACATTTCGATGCCGCCGAACAGCACCTGCTCGGACCCGGCGGCGCCCCAGCCGACGTCCAGCGTCATCCGCGACGCCGTACGGGACGTCGACAGGCCTGCCATGGTCGGGAACAGGAACAGCCCGGCGATCCGCGCCGGCGTCGAATTGCACAACGTCACCCAGGGCTGCTGTCCAACGGCGCTGGCCGACCAGTTCAAGAGGTTCGACGGCTCGAAAGTCGACCAGTCCGTACAGGACTTCAGCGCCCGGAAGCCGGGGTCCGCCGCGGGAGCGCCCATGAACCCCATGAGCGACACGCGGGCGCCTACGCTTGCCGTGCTCGACGAGATGCGCGCCTTGACGGCAGCGCCGGCTGGGATGCCGACGGGAAGGTCGACCGAGAACGTAACCGACGTCGCGCCCGGATTGGCGTCGAGATACACGTCCTCGACGATCACCTGATCGGAGCCCCCGGTGTTGGCGAGGATGTCGAGCCGGTAGCGCGCCGCGGACGTGCCGACGAAATTGACGAGGAAGCCCGAATAGCGGAACGAGGTCGTGCCGAGCGAGACGGCCGTCCCCTTCGTTCCCGCCGGGTTGCCGGCAGTGACCGCCGTTCCGTCGCCCGACGTGACGCCGAGCGTCTCGAAGCGATTGCTGCCGGCGATGAGCTGCTGATTGCTCACAGCGACTTGACCGACCACGGAAAGGTGCGGCCGCTCCCCGCCGTCTGCTTGATGTAGAAGGTGAGCGCCTCGTTCGCCGCGCAAACGACAGGCAGCGTCACGAGACGCCGCGTGCCTGGGGCCGGACCGCCGAAACCCGCCGGAGCCAGGCCCTTTATCGCGGAAGATGCGCCGCTCGTAACCTTCTTCTCCTCCCAGACCTCGCCGGCATCGCCGTCCTGGGCGTTCGAGAGGTCGACCTCGACCAGATACGTGCCGGCAGCGTTGATCGTGGTATTGAGCGCGGTCGCCGAGCCGATCGTCAGCGCCGCCGTCGTGCCGTTCTGGACTTCGGTCGCCATGGATCAGGCCGCCGCCAGGATCGCCGCAGCGCGTGCGCTTGTGAGGGCGCTCGGATAGCTCGCGGCGACGTAGTTGACGCCCTGCTGCGTCTCCGGATCGGCCAAGTCAACGTAGTCGGCGAGGTCGAGGAGGTGCAGGAAGTCGACCACCGCCGGATCGGTGAGCGCGCGGATCGCGATGCGCTCTGCTGCGGTAAAGCGCTTCAGGAAATCGACCTTGGAGAGCTGCGTCACCGGCGGCGGAGAATCGAACGACAGCGTAGCGGCGTTCCACACCCCGTTCTGCGAGCCGTCGGCGACCGACACCTTGCCGTAGCCGCGCGCGGCGAGGATCGCGTCCTCGGCGACGACGGAGCCGGTCGAGACGAGACGGCGGTCCTCAAGCTGGTAGACGGCGTACATTTCCCCTCACTGCCCCGGCGCGGTGATCGTCCAGCTCGTCACCTGCACCGGCTGACCGGAGGTGATCGAGGTCGTGACGAGGTTGAGATCCGAACCTGACGTGCCAACCGTGCCCTGGACCTTGGCCGTGCCGCCGGAGGTGGCGAACCGGAAGAAGCTCGCCGTGCCGGTCGCCGCTCCGTTCGTCGTGGTGATCGCGTTCACCGTCAGCACACCGCCCGATGTCGTGCCGAAGGTTGCCGAGCACGGCAGCGAGACGAGGAGGGTGTTTCCCGAGAGCGACGCCGCGACGTTGGCCGGCGGGGTGCCGCTGTAGATGTTCAGCGTGCCCGACGTGCCGACCGCGTTGATGATCTGCGTGTTGAAATTGTCGCGCGTCGTCGAGTCGAACTGGAGCGACGCCGCAACCGGCAGGACGAGAGCGAGCGAGAGGGCGGCGGCGAGCGCGAGTTTCGCGAAGGTGCGGCGGAGCATGGCGTGGTCCCTCAAAACGCGATCGGATGGACGCGCCCGGTCATGACCTTCCGGTTCGACCGGGCGCGCAGGTTGGAAAGTGCTTGCTCTTCGAGACCGCAGAGGACCGGCCGATCGCCCGCCTGGAAGGTTCTCGCCTCGGCGATCGCGTCGGCGTCCTTCAGGTATCGGATCGCGACGGCGGCAGACGCACGGGCGCGGATCAGTTCCTCGCCGAAGGTCATCCAGGCGTTCCCGTCGGTCTGGTTCACCAGCGCCGCGAGCTGCTTCACGTAGGAGAGCGTCAACACGTAGGCGTTGTCGGGGATCGGCAGCAGCCAGAACTGATCGGCGTAGTAGCAGTAGGCGCGCGGCTGCCCCTTGAAGGCCGGATCGGTGCCGCCCTCGCGCAGGAACGTCGCCCAGTCCAGCGGGTCGATCGTGCGCGGCCGGCCCGAGACGGTGACCTGGTAATCGTCGATCTCGATGAGATCGGTCGGGACGGCGAGCGTTCCTTGCCCCGCCGTCGTGGTCGAGGTCGAGACGCCCTCGTTGAACCAGAACCGCTCGATCTCGTAGTGCTTGATGGCGGTGAGGATCTCGTTCTGGATGCGCGTGTTGTCGGCGCCGCCGCGCATCAGTTCATCGTCGATGCGCGAGACCATGTCGCCGAACGTGCCGGCCATGGCGGCTTACTTCCGCTTGCCGCCGCGGCGCAGCGGCGCGGGTTCCTCAGGATGCGCGGCGCGGTGCGCAGGCGATGGCGCCAGGCGCAGCGGGAAATCCTCTTCCGCGCCGTGATAGTGCTCACGCTCGGCAAGCACCGCCGCCGCCGCCGGAAGCGAACGGGCGGCATGGGAGCCCGCCGCTACCAGCGCGCGGCGCCGGGTGAACACCGGCGATGCTGCCTCCGGAGTCAACGCGGCCTCACTGATCGTTCGGCGGCGTGTAGGCGATCGTGATCACCGCGCGGCCCTGCGTCGCCGCCGCCCCGGTCTGGGTGTAGGCGAAATAGACCGGCGTATCGGCCGTCAGCGTGGTCGGATCGATCGCGCAGCCGGTCGTGGTCGACTTGAAGCCGGCCGTGCCGCACACGGTATCGGCCGCGGTCGCGATCTCGTTGCCGCCCTGCGTCTTGCCGACGACGAGGCTGTTCGTCGTGCCTGCGTTGAACGCCACGGTGACGTTCGTGAAGATGCCGATGATCTGCGCACCGGGCGGCAGTGCGGCGTTGTGCGCGACCCCCGCGGCGATGCCCGCATCGTTGTAATTGACCGTCTTGCGCAGGTAGTGAACCTGCTGCTCGTGGCTCTGGCGGCCTGCGTATTGGCCCATGGTCGTTCGGTCCCCGAATTGAGGTGAAGGCGAGCGGGAGGAGCCGCGGCTCCTCCCTCAGGAAGCCCCGGTTACGGCGTATGCTTCGCCGCGTACGTCGAGACGGTGATGACGCCGAAATCCAGCGAGTTGAACTGGGTCTTCTTCATGCCGGCGATGAGGCCGCACGAGACGCCGAGCTGGTTCTTGTAATCGAACAGCTCCTCAACCCAATCCATCTTGCTCGGGCCGCCGTCCTGGCCGAACGCCATCAACCCGGCCTGCGCGCCGCAGAAGATGGCGCGGCGCACCGTCGTGACCGCGGCGCCGGTCGTCGAGTTGACGCCGGTGGGCACGCGCGGCGCCTTGTGCAGGATGGTGTTGTTGTACTCGCCGAGAGCCCCGGTATAGATCGGGTTCTTCGAGATCTGGCCGCCGGTCATGGCCGCCTTCTGGATGTCGAGCCACTGCCCGGATCCCGCATTCGTACGCAGGTCGTAGACCTGGTAGTCGTGCAGGAACATCACGAACTTCTTCTCGCCCATGATGTTGATCGGCCGCAGCGGCACGAGGCCGGCCGCCGTCGATTGGTCGAGCGTGCCGGCCAGCTCCACGCACTTGTCGATGTGCGAGAGCTGGAACTTCATCGTGTTCGTGATCGCGTCGTCGGCGGTGCCGACCGTACCGTCGCCGACCAGGCGATGATTGCTGTCCGGCTGCACGACGGCCTGGTTGCCGGTGTAGCGCGTGTCGGTCACCGCGGTATTGCCGGCGAGCACGTTGAAGAACCAGTAATCGAGGCGCCCGGCCCACCAGTCGACGAGGCCGTTCTTCGCCTCGTTGCGGACGTTGAACGGGACGCGCTGCTGGCTCATCTTGCCGCCGGAGCGCACCGCGTGGCGCAGCTGGTCGATCACGACCTTGTCGTTGAACATCGTGAGGGCTTCCTCGTTGCCCTCCAGCGTGCCGTCGCCCTGCACGCCCGCTCCGGTGAGCTGCATGCGGACCGGGACGGTGATCGTGTCGCCCGGACCCTTGGAGGTTTCCTCCATGATCTGGACGACGTTGTCGCTGCCCTTGCCGATGAACCGCGAGGCGTAGCAAGTCTTGAGCGCCTCGGTGAAAACCTTCTTCGACCAAAGCTTGACGGCCTTGGGATCGTTCACGCCATAGGACGTGAGGGACATCGCGCGTCTCCGCTGTCACGAATGTGGATCGGCGCTCCTCTGTCGTGGGGAGCAGACGGTCCGCCGTGACGCCGGCAGGCACGCGAAGCGGCTCATGACGCCGAGCCGAGGCGAAGCGGGCGGGTTTACGGTCTCCGCCCGGCGGACCCGACCCGGCGGGTTATCCGCGGGTCCACAAGCGCTCCCAGGTGGCGTCGTCGATCTGCCCGAACTCCTCGTCCGACATGTCGGCGAGAGCATCGAGCGACAATCCGCCGGACGAGGCCGAACCTCCGCCGCCGGAAAGCGACCGTGCCGCCTCTTGAGCGCGCTGCGTCTGAGCCACCTTCTCCGATGCGCTCCTTTCCGAAGTATTAACGGCCGTGGCGGCCGGAGCCGGCGAGGGTGAAGCCGACGCGGCAGCTTCAGCCGCGGGCGCCGCGTACCCCCTGGCTTTCGCCAGCGCGTAGATCCGCTCGGCGGGGTTCACATTCTCGCTGAAGGCGCGCAACGCGATGCTGCGCTCCTCGTTCGCGATGATCGCCGCCCGCTGGGCCGGGTTGGTGAAACCGATCGCCTGGAGTTCGCCGTCGCGCGCCGCCATCAGGTGCTGATACGCGCCCGGGAAATCGGTTTGCGTTGCCGCAAACTGCCGCGCCGCGTTGCCGTAGGCGGTGACGAACTCGCGTTCCTGGTGCTCCGCCTGCTGCCGCTCGGCGAGCGAGCGCACCGTGTCGTCGACGCGCTTGATGGCGCCGACCGGATCCTCCTCGACCGATGGCGGACGCTGCTGCTCCTGCTGTTGCGGCTGGCCGAAGCGCTGCCCCAGCTCCTGAAGCCGCCCTTCGAGACGGGCAAAGCGATCGTCGCGCTCGCGGAGCTGATCGGCGAGCGCCTTGCGGGCGTCGCGCTCCTCGTGCAGCGCCTTGATCGGGACGAGTTTCGGCTCCTTGCCGTCCTGGACGGCCGGGTCGCCCTCCTTGGCGCCCTCGGCATCCTTCGCGTCGGCGGCCTTCGCGCCATCCGCAACGTCGGCTGCCGTCTTTCCGTCGACAGGCGCCGGGGCGCCGTCGGTCGTATCGCTCTCCTCGCGCTCTCCGCGCTCGGCAGCCTCGAAATAGCTCTTCTCGTCGGCGTCGAGCTCGAAATCGTCCTCGATCGGCGGCATGTCGTCCTCGTTCATGGTGCCGGCGAGCGCCGCCGGCGGCGTTTCGTGCTATGCTGGCGCCTCGAGCCGGGGTCCGACGGCAGAGGGTGTGC